GTCTGAAGAAGACGAAGAGGGTGAAGAAGAAGATGATGAAGAAGGTGAAGAAGAAGAGGATGAAGAAGACGAAAAAGAAAATGCAATTAAAGAAGCTTTTGCAGAAATTGAAGAAGAAATTCAAGAAGATGTTTCTGCACTTCTTTCTGGTGAAGATCTCTCCGAAGAATTTAGAGATAAAGCAAAATTAGTTTTTGAATCTGCTTTAAATGCTAGAACACAGCAAATTGAAGAAGCAATTCAATATCATTATGAGCAAAGACTTGTAGAAGAAGTCGAATTTATTAAAGAAGAATTAACTGAAAGACTCGATTCCTACCTTGAGTATGTTGCCGATGAGTGGGTTCAGGAAAATGCTCTTGCAATTGATCAAGGCATTAAGTCTGAAATGACCGAATCATTCCTCCAAGGAATGAAGAGTCTTTTTGAAGAACATTATGTAACAATTCCTGAAGAAAAATATGATGTTATTGAGAGTATGGTAGATAAACTTGATGAAATGGAGACAAAACTCAACGAGCAAATCGAAAGAAACGTTGCTCTAAATAAGAGATTAGCAGAATCAGTTACTGATGTAATCTTTGCCGAAGTTACTGAGGGTCTTGCTCTTTCGCAGAAAGACAAACTTGCTTCTCTTGCCGAAAATGTTGAGTTTGATAGTGAAGAAGACTATCGTGAGAAACTAGTGACTTTGAGGGAATCATATTTCCCAAGATATACTAGTGCTCAACTAGACAACTCAGATTATATCTCAGAGGGTATGGAGTACCATCAAGAAGTTTCTGGGTCAATGGCTCACTATCTTGATGCACTCGGAAGAGTTTCTAAGAAGTGATTTTTAAATTATAACCAATCAAACTAAAACTTTTTAAAGAGGTAAAAAAAATGCAAATGTTCAATGCAGAGCATCTGCAGGAGAAGTGGTCACCACTCCTTGATTATCAGGGTTTAGACCCAATCAAAGATTCACATCGCAGAATGGTAACTGCAGTTCTCCTGGAGAATCAAGAAAAATTCCTTCGTGAAGAAAGATCATTTCTTTACGAAACCGGTGCCCCAACCAGCACAACTGGTTCAACATCCAACACTGCTGGTTTCTCTGGTGGTGCCGCAGCAGGTGGTCCAGTAGCAGGTTTCGATCCTGTTCTGATCTCTCTGATTCGTCGTTCAATGCCTAACTTGGTCGCATATGACCTCGCGGGTGTTCAACCAATGAATGGTCCTACAGGACTCATCTTTGCAATGCGTTCACGTTACACCAATCAATCGGGTGCTGAAGCATTCTTCGATGAAGTTGATACTCAGTTCTCTGGTAGAAAGGGTAATCAATCCCAGTATGCAGTCAATCCTACCGTTGAAGCAAACGTAGGTTTTGGTACTACTGCTGCTCAATCTGGAAGCAATCCTGGTCTCCTAAGTGCTGGTGGTTCTCAGCAAGACTATAACGTTGGTGGTGGTATGTCCACTGCTGATGCAGAAATTCTTGGTTCTGACACTGGTGCGGCATTCAACGAAATGGCATTCTCAATCGAGAAAGTCACCGTTACTGCAAAGTCCAGAGCACTGAAGGCCGAGTATTCACTTGAGCTTGCACAAGACCTCAAGGCAATCCACGGTCTAAATGCAGAAGCAGAACTTGCTAACATTCTCTCAACTGAAATTCTTGCAGAAATCAACAGAGAAGTTATCAGAACTATCTACAAGACTGCAGAAACTGGTGCCCAGCACAATGTTGCTAATGCAGGTACTTTCGACCTTGACATTGATTCCAATGGTCGTTGGTCAGTTGAGAAGTTCAAGGGTCTGATCTTCCAAATTGAAAGAGACGCAAACGCAATTGCACAGCGTACTCGTAGAGGAAAGGGCAACATCATTATGTGTTCATCTGATGTTGCTTCTGCACTCTCAATGGCAGGTATGCTCGATTATACTCCTGCACTTAATGCCAACTTGAATGTCGATGACACTGGTAATACCTTTGCTGGTGTTCTCAACGGCAAGTATCGTGTTTATATTGATCCATATTCTGGTGGTTCAAACACTGGATCCAATGGTGGTCAGTATTACGTTATTGGTTATAAGGGTTCTTCTCCTTATGACGCAGGACTCTTCTACTGCCCATATGTTCCTCTCCAAATGGTTCGTGCCGTTGGTGAGAATACCTTCCAGCCTAAGATTGGATTCAAGACCCGTTATGGTCTTGTTGCCAACCCATTTGCTGAAGGTAAGTCGGCATCTGCACCTGAGACCAATCTGGGTCGTATCCAGTCCAACAGCAACCGTTACTACAGAAGAGTTGCTGTTAAGAACATCATGTGATTTTATTCACAAGATTTCAT